TTTTAATGTTATCAAATTACCATAAAACACTTTTAAATCCAAAAGACAATATAGCTAGAATTCCTGGGAATGATCGTAGAGACGTCACCCTAGGAAAAATCAGAGCTAAAGTAGCTTAATAGGCAATAGGAGACCGTAAGATATTTAGATTTAATGTTAACGATGTCTATAATCCTATCTATCAAGACGTCGTCAATTCAACATCCGAGAATTTCACCGCCAGTTACAATTTGTTGGCTTCGCCTGTATCGACCGCTGAAGTTGGCAAATATCGTGTAATCTCAGCTTATATTAAAGGCTTTGAGACCTGCAGCGAATATAATCAACAAGGGCAGTTGTATGTCTTAATGACGGAACTAGGAAATCTGGACATAGATGCTATCAAATAGCATCCCAATACTTAAGAAAGCGTTGCACTCAGGGAAGGATTTTAGTTGAATTATGTGCCCAGTACTCCAAATGAAAGATTATTCATTAACAGTGCTGCTGATGCAACTGTGTGTCCTAGATATATATATTTCGTATATCATAACGTCAACTCGTCTTTATCTTAAATTGCTTTTGACTTAGTGATTAATTATGAATACATTATAACTGAGCCTCTGCATAATTTGGTCGCACCCGTAGCACCTACTATACACAATAGTATTCAGGATAAAATGTCCGAGAAAGCAATTACCTTATCCAACCGAGCCCATGAAAACCAACATCACGGATTCTGGAATACTCTTAAGTCGATAGGTAGTGATATCGGACATTTCGCTCAGAAGTTAGGACGAGGAATCATGAATCAAGCGGGAAAGAAAGCTTTATCGTGGACTGGAAAGAAACTTGGAGTCGAGGCGCTCGAAAGCATGGCATTAGCAGTAGCCGGAAAAACAGACTTTAAACCAGTCCGAGGCAAGAATTTCTTCAAGCCTAAAAGAAATAAAAATAAGAAGAAGAGAAAATAGAAAGTTAGAGGGAAGAACAAGAGATAAAGATATATCAAAGAGCCGATTGTAGCTGGGTTCAAGAAACTTGAAGGACCTTGGTACTTGGATATCGGCAAGGGAAATGGATAAAATTTTGATGAAGTAGAATTACTCTAATTCAGAAGGACAACTTACATAGAAAGAAACGCGGCGATAAAACTGTATGGATATGAATACTTTGGATTATAACCTCCGGTTAAACCATCCGAAAGTCAAGAACAAGTTGAACCTGTTGTTCAAGGTAAGGGGTAAAGCTATCTAAGATGCGCAAACCCCCAGAGAAATGATATAATTATTGAAAAAGCTGAAAACGTAAATTTCGAAGATCTTAAATAGTATAACGAATAATCCTCGTAATAAGGAGTTCGATTAAATTAGGAGAGAAATGAAAGGAATTACAAGTTCACTTGCGTGAACACCTTAAAAGACTTAATTTCAAAATGCATTCCATCTTGACTTTAAGCACCTGTTACGCACTTGATGCGCGTCGAGAGACTTAAAATCTACACTTCATTGGGG